CCTTAAAAAGTGCTCTGTGAAGAGAAGGAAGGGCAAGTGGATTTGGGAATTTTCGGAGGCCCTAACTAAAACGGGTGCCGCGGGGGTTTCACTTCCCATTCATTCTTTCTTTCCATCGCTCGAAGGCTTGGTCACGCCTCGCCTTCACGTTCTCCTTTTTGTGGTAGCCTTTTATGTTATGACATTTTCGATGACAGTCAACACATAGAAGCACCACGTTATTATCGGCGTCGTAGCACAGCCGCTCCATCTCAGCCTGAGTCTTGGCCGACTCGAAGGGCACGACATGGTGGCAATCGACCCCAGGAACGACCAGCCCTTGCCGTGCGCATTCCTCGCACAGTCCTTGTGCCCGTTGCCACACGATGCGCTTGGTCTCCATCCAACGTCGGTCGTTGAGCATCCGCATGTGCTCAGGGCGGTAGCGGCTCTTAGTCTTCTTCATTGTCGTCGTACTCTTCGTCGCGTTCTATCCGTTCCCATGCCTCTTCGGGGTCGTCGAAGTGCTGGGCGTCCTCGCTCTCGTACTCCACGTCGTAGGACGGCGGCTCTGTTTTGCTCATTGTGTAGTCAGGAACGTCCGTGAAGCTGAACCGTCCGTCGAGAGCCACGCTGTCGGGCGTGCGGTACTGCTTGGCCTTCGTCTTCTTGCCGTAGCCATAGGGCTTTCCGTTCTCGGCGCGGTCGCCCATGCCAGGCAGCTCGGCCTGGAATTGCTGTTCAAGTTCGACGGCGATCTGTTCGTCTAACATCCGTTCTAACAGCTCGCGCTGGCTGCTGACGTTGAGGATGGTTCCCAGACGCCGCAGCTTCAGGTACGTCCGTCGGAACACCACCTCACACAGCCGCTCGAAGATGACGTCGGCATTCTCCGTCTGCTCGGCCTCGCTCATGAATGGCTTGTCAATCATTACGGCTCCGAAGCCTCGCTTTCCCTCCTGCTCGACAATCAGAATCATCTGGGCAATGCTCAGTCGGTCTTTCGCGCAAAGGTTCAGCGCGTTCTGCCAACCCGCGTCGAAGTCCAGGGCCGACAGCAATCGCTGTATCTCAGGAGTCACCTTGTGTCCCTGCGACGCGCCGCGAATCATCGCGTAGATGAATTGCTGAAGCAGGTGGTAGGTGTCCGTATGTAACGCCTCGCAGATTTCGTTCCACGCTTCGGCGGCCCACGGCGTCACCTTCGTGCCCATCACCACGCTTTTATCTTCCTGTTTCATATAAGTCGAATTTATCAATTAACAGTTGCATGTTTGGATTCTCTCGTATCATTTCCTTCACCACGTCGCCCACCAGCTGCGCCTTTCCCGCGTGCCGCTGCTGGTCGTCCATTATCCTTATAAATATATCGGCGATGTCCGCCTTCGGCCCGTCCGCCTCCGTCCAGTTATCCGTGACAAATTGCTCGGCGACGGTCAGCTTCTTGTAGCCAATCTCCTTCGCTCGCTGCTTCCACGCCTCGATGCCGTCGTGGTCGGGGTATAGAATGATGCGGCGGTTGCGGTGTATGATGGGCTTCAGCCGTTCGGGTGATAGGAACGTCAGCCCTCCGCTCGCCATCCACACGTTCTCTCGCATGTTCCCGTAGGCGATTGCGCATATAAGTGCCGTCTTCTCGCTTTCGACAATGTTGACCGTCGCCGGCGCGGTCGGGTCTAACAGGTGCATACCGAATAAGGTTGTCTTCTTTTCATATTTTTCGGGGTCGTACATTCCGGCCCGCAGCATGGCCGCATGAATCCAGTCGAAGTTGTGCGGCGTCTCTTTGTCGCGGTGGCCGTCTGGCTTGTAGAGCATCATCTTTCCCGTCCGTATGTTCCCCATCTCATCGACCTGCCAGAAGATGGTGTGTCCCTGCTTCGACCGTCCGATGAGATAATCTTTCAGCACAGGCTCGATGCGCTTCCGCTGCTCGGCGTCCCACGGCAACGAGCGAATCCAGTTGCACAGCGTATCGTGCTCCGTATGCTGTCGCGCCTTGATATATCCGTTCGGCAGCTTCAGCATGGGCAGTGGCGGCGCGGGCTGGTGAGGCGCACACGTCTTTGGGTGGAAGTCTTCGTACCCTTCCACATAGATGCCGTATTTGCGGCCCAGCCAGCGAATGGCGTCAGGGAACGAAAGCCCCTCGTGCTCCATTAAGAAGTCAACGGCGTTGCCGCTCGCGCCGCAGGCGTAGCACGTATAGCGGTTATATTTGGTCGAGATCTTGAACGACCCTATATGCCTGTCCGCATGGAACGGGCAGAGGCAGGTGAAGTTCACCCCGTCCCGCCGCAGCTCATAGAAGTCGCGAAGCACGTCCGCCACGTTCGCCGCATCCTTGACTCGCTGAATCGTTCGTTCGTCTATCATGGTCGTGTCCTTAAAGCCATGCCCTAAAAGCCAAAAAAAAATTAATCTATAAAACCGCGCACACATGCGCGAGCCGATGTCTGTCGCCCCGTCTTTCCCTGTCTGTCCCAGCGCACCCATATAGGCGCAGGGACATGGGAAAAGGGGGGCAGGCATAGATGTTTGGGAAAATTACTTCTTATATATCTCTTAGATATATAAGGAATTTTTGGGAAAATTAGAATGGCATAGGCTCGATGAACTCAGGGTTAAGTATATATTTCGGTTTTTTCTGCCCTTCATCCATGTCGTCTTTTTCTTGTGGAAGAATAAATCGTCTATTGACGGCAATCGTCACACATTCCTGAAGACCGTCGTTGTTCTTTATCCCTATAATTTCCTTGAATATCTTCAGCCGTATGTCCGTCAGCGTTGCCGGCCATTCGACTTCCTTCTGACCTCTTTCGAGCCATTCCTTCACCTCGATAGGCGTGTATTTCATTTTTGGCTCGACGGGCGCAACGTCGATCTGCTCCGGCATTCCCCAACCGCTGACAGGCATGACCTTGAACTTCCAGTCGTCGATGTCGCGGCCACGCGCTTTCAGTTGTTTCACGGTGAACGACACGTCTCCTTCCTTCTTATCCTTCTTTGTCTGGAATACGTCGGTTACCTTGCGTTCCAGGTACGAACCGAGGTGGCCGACCAGCTTCTCACCTCCTGGGTTCTGGTGAACAACGCACCAAACCGATATACCGTAATGGCTTGCAATCTGCATACACTTATAGATGGTCTCCTGGCATTCTATGTTATCGTTAAAGTCGGCCACCACGTCCAACAGTCCGTCAATGAATACGACGGTGGGTTTGTACTCCCAAATGGCCTTCAGTGTCATGCGCCAGCGGTTGATGGCCGCCTTTGTCTTCGTCAGGACGGTCTTTCCCTTATCGTCGGTGACTATTTCCTTCGTCTCTGGCACCTCTCGCAGCATGACCACAATGAAGTCGTCGGCCTTCTCGGTTATGCTCCGTTTGCACATGGTCATGACTCGGTTCTTCACCGCAATGGTGTTTGCCTCTTCCATTTCCGTGTCAATATAGAGCACGCGCGGCTTCGGGATGGTGTCGCCGAGGTTGTACGTCAGGCTCCCGAACTGCCCGGACAGAATGGCCGTCATAAACTGCGCCAGCGTCATCGTCTTGCCGTTGCCCGCCTGTCCCGTTATGGCGTGGATTCCGCCAAGAGGCGCAAACCCGATGCCGTTCCATGCCAGCGTGTATCGTGGTGCCTCGTATGCTTTTTCAAAATCGAGCCGATAGGGTTCCACGTTCACGTCGAACCACAGGTCGCCCGATAGGAAGTCAGGCTCTTCGACCGCCTTCGGCAGTTCAGGCATGATATTTCTTGTTTCTTCCATTGTTCATAGTTCCTTATATATTATTATTGTTGTTGTCGAAAAAACCGACGCGCTGTCACAGCGGGTCGGAATGAAAAAGAAAACGCTAAATAAAATGTATAAACTCACTCTGCGTTATGTAAGGGCTTGTGACCTTCTGCCGTGCATTTCCGTCGCGTTTCCGCGGCGGCCATTCCCGACAGGCCGCATTACGTCCTTTTGTCACGCTGCTGGCCTATCCACGCTTTTACACGCTTCGTCCGGCTCGCTCCTTCGCTACCCTTTGCACCTCGGCTATAATGGAGTTTATGCCTTGCGCCCTCGCTCCCGCTTATGGTGTGACAACTGGCCTACACAGGCTGTCACTGCCCGTTTTCCAGACCTTCGGCGATTATCGCCTTCCTTTTGTTGGCCTTTGTGCGTTGCCCTGTCTCGCTCAGGGTTGCCGGTCACTAACCGCCCCAACGCTCCGTTTGGCTCCGGCGATCCTGAAGTTCGAGTTTTTTTGTGCATCCGTAACTCGAACTGGCCCTTTTTGTCAGGTCGCCGGAGATTCCTTTGCCGCGTTCGGGTCGGCTGATCCGAGAAGTTCCATGCGGTAAAGTTTGATTTCATTGAACTCGCGTCCATCGTATTCCCGGACGTTGAATCCCACTACCACATGCGCAAGCATGTTTTCTTCCATCTGAGGAATGATGTTCGTGTCGAACGTTTCCAACTTCATTTTGTCGCTGACACGCTGTTCCTTGCTCTCGAAGAACTCGAAGAGGAAAGGCTGCGCCGTCCATTCTGAGTGTGTGCGTTCGCTGACTCCGCTGCGTTGTTTCAGCAGTTTCATGATTCTTCCAGTTGCTTCCATTTCTGTTGTTATAATAAGGTGATAAAAATTCCGATTGCGATTCCCAGCGCAACGGCGATGCCGATTGCCGCCCAGCCGTAGAGGTTCTTCAGCCGCTTGATGTCTTTATCTGTCAAAGGTTCCATTTGTTGATATTTTAAGGTTTTTAATTTCGTTGTTGGCGACCATGAAGGCAATCTTGTTCACGGGGTAGTTCCAACTCCCTTCATGCTCTTTGCCGTTCTCATCCGTGACGACGGGCCGTGTCCTGGGCAGGAGGCGACCGTAGTAGCGCATCCATGTCGGCGTAAAGAAGGCGAACTTCGCCCGCAGTTCCTTTTCGCTCACCCAACGCTCGTCGCGTGTCTCCATGACCCGCTGCGTCGCCAGTTCGGTGGCAATCCTCACCGTCTGCATGATTTCTCGTTTAAGTTCCTTGTCCATCGTCTTATTCGTATTGAATGTATTTCTCGGCGATTTGCCGTACCTTCTTTATATAATCAGGGTCGGTGGCGTAGGGCAGTTCTTCGAGGAACTGATAGTAGTCGCCGCCCTTATATTTGGCTTGCACGCTGTCGCGGTAGTCCACGACGCTCTCTATCCAATGCCCGTAGGTCTTGTATTCTTTCCGTCGGCTGTCGTAGATGCCGAAGAGGTTTCCCCGCTTGCAGAGATTGCTCTTGAAATGGCCCGTTTCAAGAACCGCCTGCGCATAGACGATATGAGGCTCATAAAGGCCGAAGTATTCGAGGGCGTAGAACAACCCGTCCGCCGGAGACATCTGCTTGATGCTATCCAATGCCAATGGCTGCGCGTTCATGGTGACTGTCATCATAGCCAATGTGGTTAGGGTGATTATCCGTTTCATTTCTCTATATCTTCGCGGGTTTTGTATTTCATCTTTTCTCGATGCTCTTCTGTTGGTTTTTCCAAAAATGGAAACCACGAAGGCAATCCCTCCCATTTCATTTCATCCGAAACAATAATGGTACATTCAAGGAACAAGTCTCCAGACACGACTTCGTTTTCAAGTTGCTCGACGCTTTGTTGTATATGATCGGTAGCCTCTACTGGCATAGGCCCAAGTTCTCTTTCAAGTTCAAGAATCCAATGCTGAATGCCTTGCATATTCACCCGACTGTCTATTTTGCTGAATCTGCCGCCTACGAGTCCTGCCTGCCCTGTTGGATTTTGGGCAACGTAGCTCAAATCCTCAATGTGCCAGCTTATCCCGACACCGAACGCAGTGAGGATGTTTAGTGTTTCAAGTTTTGCAATGTAGCGTGAATACGGGAATCGTTCTTTGTCAAATAGCTGCTTCAGGTTTATCTCTACCAGTTGCATCGGACGCATAACAGCCTCAAAATATAGGTCGGTTATTTTCTCGAAAAACCTGTTCTCGCTTCTATACATGGTTCTACGGAATGCCTCGTAAGTCTGACGGCAGCGTTCCATTTTATACATGTAGTTTTTTGTGTTGCTAAGCCGTGGGATGTACGGTGCCTCTTCCACGTAGTCGTTAAACAGTTCGTTTGCCACCACCGACAGCGTGTCAAAAAGCATAATGTTATTGAAATTAAGCGTTCGGTAGCGGTTTTCAAGATAATTCACGTTTATCTTTCCGCTCGCAAGCTGACGGTACAAGTTTAAGCGAGCCTGTACTTTGTTCTGCTGCCTAAATTCGTCAATATTGGAATTTATTTTCATTTCTGCTGAGCTTTCTTGTTCAACTTCCAAACCCAGAACGCCATGTAGCCGATTCCGACCAAATTCCACACGGTAGGCTGTCCGTCCTTGCCCTCGCAGAAGGCCAGGAGAGCAGGCGCAACCAACGCCATTCCGATTAGCAGCAGTATCGACCACGCTGCCACGTCCATCATTGTTTCCTTCATGTCTTTCTTTTCCATTTTTGTTTTTTGTCTTAAATGGAGCACCCCTCACAAGGTCAGCTAATGGTGCGCTTGCTGGTTCCTTGCTCGGGGTGTCCCGTTTTCTTTTTTTACCAACTTTTAATAACCTCAAAAAAGCCGCACCAACAACTTTTTTGCTTTTTGTTTGCAAAAGTGCTTTGGATGGCTTACCTTTGCCGCTGGATTGGTTTGGTATGATGGCTCAATACGCCATCCTCTGCCTCTTTTGCGTGGTCTTATTTCTAAAACCGCGACAAAGATAAAACAAAATTTCTTATAATGCGATACAAAATGTTTTATTTTTAATATATATTAACATAAAGAAAAGGAAATGGAACGAAAAGAAAGGCTGTTTCGAGCATATAAGTATCTTGAAATGAATGGACTTATAGTAAACCAAGAAGATTTGTCTTATAAAATGGGAGCGAGCCGTTCAAACATATCCTCTGCGCTTAGTGGGCGAGAGTCTGTTTTAACGGATAGGTTTCTTCGGAGGTTCAGCCATGCTTTCCCTGGCGTGTTCAATCTTGATTGGTTGTTATATGAGCAAGGTGAAATGTTATTACAAACAAAAAAGCCGGAGCCGTCGACTCCGACTGATGCCATAATAACCCTTGCCGCCACGTTGATTCAGGAAACTGAAGCACTTCGCCGTCAGCTACGCGACGAGCTGTCTCAGGTCACTTCTCTCCGTCAGGAACTAACGGCCACCCTCGCATTCCTCCGCACCAACTTCTCCACTCCATCATACCCATCCACCTTCCCCTCCACCCACTACTTAGCCGAATCCCCCGATGACAAAATCAATGTTTAACTAAAAATATAATGTTATGGGACTAATTATTGTTTTATTATTAATTCTTATCAGCGGCATAGCCGTCGCAGTTATTACTAAAAGCGGTTCATCCGGCACAAGCGGAGATGACACCCAGTGCCGGCAAACAAAAATAGCGGGCATAAACTATCGTAAAGGACTCTCGAAGTATGTCGGCCCGTTCAAGGGCAACCTCATTCCTGAGCCTGACAATCCCTACGACAGAAATTCCATTAAGGTCGTACATCTTGACGGTAAGCATCTTGGTTACGTACCCACGGAAGAGATAGACGAAGTATCGAAGATGGTCGCTGGCGACTATCCCTATCCATGCGTCGGAACGATTAAGAAGCACTACGACGAAGACGAAGGCCGCACCTTCTATTCTTCCGAGCTTTTCATCCCCTATCCTGGCCAGAAGTACATCACCGACATCCGCGCCAAATATCCCGAAATCTACAACCATCCCCAACAATCATTCCCCCAAAACGCCTAAATACCTCCGTTCAAATAACCCCACTAAATTCCAATTTATACCCCCAAATAAACCCCATATTATACCCCAAAACAAACCCCAATTATTACCCTTTTTTCAATTACGTTTACACATCACAATTTTACCAACCACTTAACAAATTAAAAATCAAATGAAACCAATCAACCCCAAGACCCCAAACGAGTCACAACGAGAAAACAGAAAAAATCGAGTGAAAGCACAGTTTAGGCTAAATAAGAAAGAGTTATGTCAGAGAGCATGGAAGAGCGGTTACTGCCATTTACTGCTTTTTTGTGCTGTTTTTTGCTACTTGTTTCCACATTTTTCGCTGATGTGGAAACAATGTGGAAACAAAATAAGGAAACAAGGCGCAGATTTGACAGCTGGGTTGGCAGAAAAGTGCGGACGCGTACGGTCTTTTAATGCTTTTGCTTTATGATTACGACTACGGCTGTTTTTGACCACACGGGGCGCGTGAAGGCTGGAAAGCCTGGACAGATTGAGATTCGCGTCACTATTGACAGAAAGCCTTTCTATATAGGTACGGGCGTACGCGTTTTAAGAAGAGAATGGATGTACGAGTCTGTTGTTGACAGGACGGACTCGGATGAGCTGAACAGGCGCATTCGTATTGTCAGGGCGAAGGCCGACGAATACATCAATCGCTGCCTGGAGAAAGGACGGGCAGTCAGCATAGAGGAGCTGAAGCGAGCGGTGTGGTCGGTAGAGACTTCCAAGGATAAAGGCACGCCTCTTTTGGACTGGATGGACGGGCAGGTTGAGATGATGACCATTGCCGAAGGTACGCGAAAGCACTACACAAGCCTGATGAAGCGGCTGCGCGAATACGGCGTTATCCGTAGCTTCGAAAGCCTTAGCGTTGAACAGATATACAACTTTGATGCGTGGCTGCGCAAGCGTTCGGGGATTACGGACGCTGGCGTGCATAACTATCATAAATGCCTAAAGGCTCTGCTGTCGCGGGCTGTTCTGTTCGACCGCCTGGATGAGAATCCCTACGACCGCCTGCGCGGTAAGTTCAAGCGCGGCGACAAGCCGAGCGTCGAATACCTTACCGAAGAGGAGATGCAAGCGTTCATGGCGTTGCACCCGATGGCCGAGACACCGATGGAGAGGGCACGCGACTTGTTCGTGTTCCAGATGTTCACGGGACTGTCGTATTCAGACGCGATGGCATTTGACGCGCGTGAATATAAGAAGGTGAACGGAAGCTGGGTGTTTAACGGACAGCGGATAAAGACTGGCGTGCCTTATGTGTCGCAACTGCTCCCGCCGGTGGTGGATGTCCTGGAACGTTACGGATGGCAGGTGCCGAAAATGGACAACGCAGACTACAACCACGCCTTGAAGCTGCTCGGTGCGGCGGCTGGTATTCGGACGCGGCTGCACAGCCATTTGGCGCGGCACACCTTTGCAACGTTCATGCTCAGGAACGGGGTGCGGATTGAGAACGTGTCTCGAATGCTCGGCCACACGAACATCACCCAGACACAACGCTACGCGAAGGTCATGGCGAAAAGTGTTCACGAAGATTTCGACAAGATACAAACCTTAATACAGAACCACAATGAAAAAGACAACGCTTTTGTTTGCAGTGCTGCTGACGATGGTGGCCTGCAAGAGTCCATTGATTGAAGACAATGTAACGTGCAACGAGGAACCGGCGTCCGCCGTGACCTCCAAGACAAAGAAGTTCACCTTCACCGTGAAGGGCGACTTCGGCGATGCGGGCTTCACCCGTGGATACCTGACAGCCGACGGCAAGGAAATGACAGACCTTTGGCTGTTTGATTACGTGGATGACCGTCTTGTCCAGCAGCTGCACCAGACGGCAGACGATGAAGAGTGGGGACAGCCGCATCTCGCTCTTACTTACGGCCAGCACCACATCTACTTCGTCGCGAGCCGTGGCGACACTCCGACGATAGACGAGGATAATCCGATTATCTCGTGGAACAGCGTGCGCGATACGTTCTGGAAGGATTACGAGGTGTCGGTGGTCAGTACAAGCAATGGCAACCGTGCCGTGACGCTTGACCGCGTAGTGACGAAGCTGCGTATCGCCGTTGCTGACGAGGTTCCCGTCGGATGCGCGTTGATCAGCATCACGCCCGAACGTTGGAACTACGGGCTGAACTACATGACCGGGCAGGCGGCAGCGGCAAAGCGTCAGGAGATTAACGTGGCGGTGCCGGAGTCGTATATCGGCACTACGGGCACGCTCGCCGTCAACGTCTTTGGGCTGTCGGGTGCCGACGAATGGACTACCAATGTCACCGTCACGGCCAAGGACGGCGACGGCGGAGAGATTGGCAGCGTCATAATCAATGGAGTCCCGTTCAAGCGCAACCGTGCCTCCGAATACAGCGGCAACCTCTTCGGCAGCGTCGGCACAATGGGCGTAAGCGTGAATGCAGACTGGGAAGACTCGGTGAGCGGCACGTGGTAAAAAACAGCAGTCCTGCCCGTCACGGGTGGGACTGCTCACGAGTCACTTTAGATAATAACTAAAAACACAAACTAAACAAATCACGAAGGATTCACGTTCTTTCTGTTTATCCGTTGTAGCTCCTCACGGATGCGTTGTTCTTCATCCTCAGACAGCGGTCGCTCGGTGTGCTCTGCATCCCAGGGGAACGGCAGCAGGTCGGTTACGCTGTAGATTCCCGCTTTGGTCGGGTCGCCAATACAGTTCATAATCCAGTATGTCTGCCAGCGTGTGAGGTCGCACAACGTCCGCTCGCGCTTGCGGTAACCTTTGACGATTGCGCTGATTTCCCAGAAGGGTAGGACGTAGAAGAATTTGTAGCGGTCAATCCCGATTTCGCCCACGAGCAATTCGTACAGCTCATGGGCGTTTAAGGGTTTGCGGTGCTCTCCTTGCTTTCTTCCTGCATGACCGTCGGCACATCGTACCAAACGGAACGCAGCTCGCCCACGCTCTTTATCAGCTCGCCGACCTCAAACGGGCTGGTGTCGTAGAGAATCTGCTTTACTGACACGGGCGGTTCTTCGTCGTTGGCGGCGTAGGCGGCGACGATGGCCGAAACTGCAAGATAAATGTAGTCGATGGTTATTGCTTCGGGCGGGACAATGTTACCGTCGGCGTCGCGCGTCGGAATGAAGCGCGTTGACGGTTTCCCGCTCAGTTCCTCATACCCCGTCTCGGCTGCTGCGCAGTAGCGCATCCGAACTTCCTGTCCTAAGATGGTGATGGTTTTCTCTGCTTTCATAGTTCCTTTTTAATAAAAGCCCCCAGAGCCGCAAGCGGCAGCCCTGGGGACGTGGTTGGTAAAATTAGATGTCACTCACGCTCGGCTGTTCGCCGTTCTTTGTCAGCGGTCCGTCGCCGGTACCCTGAATCGAGTAGTTGGCATTGGTACGGTTAGCTGCATTGATGGAGATGTCGTTGACGTATGCCCAGCCGCAATACATGTTCGAGCTGGTCGCCTCCTCGCGGTTATTAGCTCCGCCGGTGCGCTGAAACTCCACCCATACTTTCTGATCGGCGAGCACGATGTCGAGAGCATCCTCGGCGTTGTGGCCCGTGGCGTCGGTTTCCACGCTGTAGAGCGCACTGGCGGAGAAGTCCCAAGCCTTTCCCGTCACCTGCTGCTTTGCCCACATGCCGTCCGCATCGTCTTTCGTCGAAGAATTTTCAAGCGATTTTGAGACGTGTACGGTACATTCCTGGGCAAAGGCTATATACTTGCCTCCGAGCTTCAACCTCAGATGTTGGCCTTTGATGATTTCTGCCATAATTCCCTCCTTTTATACGTTTGTGTCGCACGAATAGCTGAGCACCTGCCAATATCCGGGCTTCTTGTCGTCGTAGTTGACGGGGCCGGCACTGAACGAATAGTCCTCTGGCACCAGATCGTAGTCTTCATCCCACGACGGCAGTTCGGCAAAGAACCTGCTGATGGCTGCGCGGCTGTGTGTGGCGAGCATCGCCAGCTGGGGACGGGTGGTCGCCGCAATCTCCACGCTGATCTGCACGTTGTCGCTGTAGCCCTCGAAGCTGTCCTTTGTCGATGTGTCGTTGATCAGCCCGTCAAACGATACGACGATGTAGGGCAGCGGCACGTTGGCGGCATCTTCGTCGGGAAGGGGGATGGCAGTGTTATATATCCGTCCCTCCGTCACGGCGGCGATGTTCGGGTCTGCTTTGATGGCGCGGTAGAAGATGATGTCCGTCTGGAGGCTCATTCTATTCGTGTGACTGGTTTGTTGATTCTGTTCTTTTAGTAAGGGGCGACTGCGCGGGGCTGGTCATCTTCCGCCACAGCCGCCCCATCCCGGAACTATGAAACCGGTTAAAGTTAGATGTCGGACGCGCTGCCCTCCACCAGCTTGATGAGCACGAATGCCTGGGGCTTGTGGGGGTTGTTGTTGTCGCCGCCGTTGACGAGCTTGGAGAGCTCGACGAGGCTGTAGTCCGTACCCATGCCGAGGGCGATGACGCCACGGTCGAAGTTGGCGGACGAGGTGCCGTCCACGTTGAAGTCGTAGTCAGCGTAGAGCTGCTCGTTCAGATAGCCGAAGTGACCGATACCGATGTAACGGTAGGTGGCGTCCTTCGTGGCAACTCCTTCGCTGCTGATGGCGTAGTCGATGAAGGGGCTGACCTTGTACCGATAGCCGCAGCAACGGCCGTCTTCGACCACGGTACGTTCGCCGGTAGAGCCTGGGATGCGGGGAGTGAATGCCAGTTCGACCTCGGTGGTCTTGTCCATGATAATTTCTGGATCACCCTCGAAGCCCTTGTCGTAAATCTTGGCGATTTCCTTTGCAAGGTTCTTGCCGATGTTCTCGTCCATCGTCAGTTCGACGACGGGGCACTTTGCGAACGGCATCTCGAGCTTGTTCCACTCACCGTGGGCATAGACGTGGAGAGCGCGGAAGATGGCCCAGCCCTTCTGGAACTTGTAGGTGATGAATCCGATGAGGTCGAAGGCCGACTGCATGACGGCGCGACGGCTGACGGGAACGCTCGCGGCGACACGCTGGGGGTTCGCCTTGATGTTGGCGAAGTTCAGAGCCTGCTCAGCCACGGTGCTGACCTCACCCTCGACGGTGAACTGGACATCGTTGATGCTGTAGGGGATGACGGTGGTGCCGGTCACGCCAGTCAGCATAACGAGGTCGTCGGGCAGGTTAATGCCTGCAACCTTCGTGTCAACGATGGGTTTGATGTCGTAGGGGATCAGGCCGCCTGCTTCGAGGTTGCCGGTGGTGTTGTTGTCGCTGGTGCCGGTGATTGCGTTGGCCAGGATGGTGGTGGCGTTGGCTGCACGCTTGTGGGTGTAGCAGTCCTCGATGAGCTCACGCAGCTGCTTGGATTTGTCCTCGTTGCTGCGAATCTTGGCAAGCTCGGCGTCGGAGGCCATAGCCTTGGCACGGGTTGACAACTTAGAGCTCTCGTCGAGAAGTCTCTGATACTCTCTCGTCTCTTCGGCGGTGAACTCGCGGTTTTCGCGCTTTTCGCGCATCTCGTCCATCTCGTCGATTTTGTCCCAGATAGCGATCTGACGCTCCTGGAGCTGGGTTTTTGTCATTTCTTTCATGTTAAAACAATTTTAAGGGGTTAATAAATAAGTGATTCCATTTCTTGTTCTGCACGCATTCGCTGGGCACGCAGACGGAGTTCCTGCTGCTCGCGGAAACGCTGTGCCTGCTCTTCCAGTTCGCGCTCCTCATCGGCCTTTGCCTTGGCCTCTTCCTCAGCCCTCTTTCGGGCTTCCTCTTCGGCTTGCTTGGCGGCTTCGTCGTCGGCCTTCTTCTTGTCCTCGCCGCCACATTCGCGTGCCAGCTGTTCGTCGATGGCTTTCTCGATGGCGTCGGATGCTTCGCGGTTGGCCACGGTGGTCTGCTCGTAGGCAGGATGGGTGACGATGCTCACGTCATAGAGGCCGGTGATGCGCTTCACGTGGCGCAGCCACACTTCCTTGCCGTCTTCCACGTCTTTGGTCTTCTCGAAGGAGACGCCGTTCTCGCTGTCCTCCCAGTCGTCCTCGAAAGCGAAGGACATGCCGTTGATGTCGCCGCGACGGATCAGCTCCAGCGTATCGTTGGCGTTGTTCGTGCGGGGCAGGTCGCAGCGGCAGTCGATGCCGTCGCCGCGCAGTTCCAGCTGAAGGGTGTCGCGGTCGGGGTCGTTACGGTAGCGGCCCAGCACGTTCACCACGTCGCTGTTGTGGTTCAGGTTCAGAACCACGTCGGACTTCTGGAGAAGCTCGCGGCTGATGCAGCCCGGCTCCAGCACCTCATAGACTTTGCGGGTGCTCGACCAGGGCGTCAAATTGACCGAGCGGACGCCAAAGATGATTGGGCGACCCTCAATTTCGCGGCTCTCCGTCTGTCCCTCCTGCGGTTCACGTAACTGCAATCCGCAGGTCTCGATGGGGATGAATCTTGTTTGTTTCATTATTGTTTCTAAAAAGTTATCGTCTCACTATTCGTTCCGATTCATGTTTGGGGTTTACCGCTCTGCGGCCACGCTCGCCGAAGACGATGCGGCGGCTCTGCTCGGCCACCTCCGCTTCAATCTCGCGCCGTTCGGCGTCGGTAATCTTGGGCTTCTCGTAGGTTTTCATCTTCGCGGTAGCTTAGGGTTCGAGTTCTCCGCTGGGAGTCGGGGTCGCGCCGCCGTTGTTGCCTTGCTGTTCGTCGTCGCCCGTCGGTTCGGGTTCGGTGGTAGTGCCCTGCTGTTCGCTATCGGCAGCTTCCTTGGCCGTTGCCCATGCCAGCTTTGCGCTGGCAATGGCTGCGGTTATTTCCTGCGACGGGCGGTAGGCCACGCGCTTGGTTAGTCCGTCCAGCGTCTGCTCGTCCTCGGTCTCAGTCCAATGGCTGCTGATGGCGGGGTAGAGCCGGCCTATCTGGTCGAGGTCAACAATCTTGCCGTTCTTCAGTGCGTCGCGCACAGCGTCGAGGGCGAGCCCGAAAGCCAGTGCCAGCTCCTTCGGGTGGAGCGTCGTGTTATTGGCTGCCTGGGCGCAGATGTCGTCAAACGTGGCAACGCCGTTGGCAATAGCGCGGCTGGCGTAGCCCATTACTTTCGTGCGAAGGTTCTTATTGGCCACCTTCTTGACCTTGAATGTCAGTTGTGCCATATCGTTACGTCAATTTTAATTTGTCCTTACGTCGATTTTTATTTCACGTTACGTTATACGTGGATTTTCCGTGAAACTGCAATGAGAATTACTTTTGAGCGGGGTTTTGCAAGGTGTCGAAATAATACAAATAGTCGATGGCAGCCTTGCGGATGTTCAGGTGCTCGACCGCGTACTCGCGGCTCCATGCCGCAAGCTGTGGGGAATACTTCTGCATCTCGGCGATAAAGGATGTCTCGTCGTACTTCAGTCGGCTTGCCCTGCCGGAGCAGTTGTGCGTCATCGCCTGTGCAATGTTCTGCGCAGTCAGCATACCGTCTCCGAGATATTCCCCCATGTATTGCTCGCGGAAGTCATACACCAGGACGCACCGCCCGCAGGCCATGGCGTCGTAGGCCGAGCGTCCCAAACCGATAACAAGGTCGGCCTCGTTGATGACATCCTCGATGTTCCACACATTATCCGTGTACTTGTTGCACTTCAGGAACTTCACGCCTATCTTCTCGCAGCAGCCACGGATGAAGGCGTTGGCCGTTTCGGAGTGGGATAGCGACAGCACCGTGGAGAGCGTCGGAGATACGGGCTTCTTCGGACGGAACCGCTCGCAGTCGATGCCATTGGGAATGACCACCGACTCGAAGCCAAACTCCTTCAGGTGGGCTTTGACCTCATCCGACACGGCAACGTGGGCGTTGGCGAACGGCGACGGCTGCTCCAGATCTGGATAGACGCCGTGGCACGTCTGGATGGTGAAGCCGCGCTGGAATGTGGCCTGCACCGCCGTTGTGTGGTTTGCAAAAATGAGGTCGTAACGTCCATGCTGCATGAAGGGTACTCCCTGCTCTTCCAACAGAGCCGACACCTGCCCTTGGACGACGGCGTAATGCTCCACTTCATGCCCCAGCCGTTTCAGTTCCATAGCCAGGGCGTAGGTGTAGGTTTCCGTGCCGCCGGTATTTTTCAGATAGTGTGTCGCTAACAGTATTTTCATTTCTATTCTTCGGTTGGTGCGTTCACGGTGTAGTTTCCCGGCTCTAAGGTCGTCGTCCCCTCGCTCTTGGCGATAAGGGCTTTCAGGGTCAGGAGGTTTGCGCTGGCCATAGGCTCGTTGCCGTTCTCCACGGTCGGCATGTCATGTTCGGCACGGATTTCGTTGACGGTCATTGCACCCGTCTGGAGGTTCAACTGGTCAACCTTCGCCTGCCGTTCGGGATCCATCGCCAGCAAGGGCTTCTCACAGATGTGGATGCGCTTCTTGCCGTAGTCGGCGAACCCGATGAGCTTGCGGGCAATCTCTTTCTCGTTGCCCGTCTTTTGCGGCAGGATGGTACGGGTGTGGAACTCCATCGTGGCGTTCTGATAGTCGTTGTAGTGACTGTTGGTGTCGAGCATCAGCAGCGGACGCGGCACACCAAAGAATCTGCTAACGTCGTCGTTGGTGGCACCCAGCTGTTCAAACATCTGCATCTCGGCAGAGGTCATGCTGATGTTCTGCACTTTGTCGAGTCCACGGATGGCGAGGATGTCGTGGCCGCTGTACATCTTCTTCTGAAGCTCCTGCGCGTAGTCGTTCATCGCGTCTTTGTTCAGCAGTCCGTATGCCAACGTGCCTCCGCCCGTTGACGGTTTCTCCTCACCGATGATGAGCTTCACGCGACCGCCCTTTGCCGCCGTTTCGAGAGCCTGCTGACGGAGCGTGCGGTTCAGACTCAATGTCTCGACAGCATACTGGAGCGTGGGTATGCCCCAGATGCCGTTCTGATAGCGGAACGTGTTCGGGAAATGAAGAACGTCCTCACGCGGCACGTTCACCTTCGTCTCGTAGCCGTGTTCCGTCAGATAGACGATGCTGCTGTAGTTGCCCTCGGCGAGATTGTAACCGCCCGTCCTTACCAGCCAGAGGTGCAAGGGGAAATCGAACTCGTCGCGCTCGATATAAATAAAACCGTTGCCGAAAAAAAGTCGGTTGATCTCGATGAGCTTCCACAGATCAGCCGCCGACATCAGCGGGTTTGGCTCTTCCTGAAGCAGATAATTGATGCGCTTTCCGAGGCTGCGCATATCGGTGTAGTAGTTGCCCTTGTCAAAGTCACGACGCTGGTACTGGACGGGCATGACGCTCATGGTGTCGGCGCGAAGGTTGACGGCACGATAGACGGCACCGACTACAAGAGCCTGCTCAGGGCCACGGACAAAGGCGATGCGTTCCGCATAGTCGCCGCCCGTCGCCTCCGGTGCCTGCTCCATCGCCGAGGACGGGACGCCCGGCACACCACTGGGCGGCGTAGGCTGCACCTCGCGCTGCTGTCTTACAAAGATTCTGTCGAATATACTCATAGTTGTCTTTTTCTTTTCCTTGTTTATTGCGCCGCAGGTTTACCGAAAATAATCGCCTCCTTCTCCGGCGTCCGCTCGTTGACGGCAAAGAAGTACCTTGCCTGCGCCGTCATAAAGTTCTGAAGGTAGGCGTCCGGGCAGGGATAGCCGCGCGACAGCTTCACCTGCATCCACTCCTCGGCGGTTTTTGTCCAATAATGGTCGATGCGCATGGGAGACCATTCGATGGTTTTGGAGAAGGCCGACTGCTCCACGACCTCGCCCCGGACGTTGACGCAAAGCATCTTCGTCTTGGAGTAGTGGGGCGAGTCAAAGCGGACGTTGGACAGGCCGCCGCGAAGGAAGCACTTGACGTGGCGGTTCTCGGGCCACGAATACTTCACCCGCTTCTCCTGCTCCATCGCCACAGGGAAACGCTCGGCCAGCGGACGGTCATCGTAGTGAACAAGGCCGTTGTCCGTCATCGTTCGCCAGTTGATGAGCACGCAGTCGGCGATATAGAGCGAGAACATGGAGGCGATTTTCTTCTTCCCGTCCCAGCGCAGGAACTCGTCGAAGTCGAGAAAGCCAATCCAGGCGTATTCGTGTCCGTGCTTCGCGTAGCAGTCCTCGTAAGCCTTGCACTGATAGCTGTCGCGGTCGTGGCAGTCGGTGATCTCCACAAGGCCGCTCTCCACGTAGGGCTGCAACACGTCGGCCAGTTTCTCCGTGTCGCCAGTGCGCCAGTTGTCGTAGATGAACAGCTTTTTCACGCCGAGCTTGCGGTAATGCTCCACCCACTCCACGGCGTAGCGGTTCTCGTTCCGTCCGATGGCGCAGATGGCGACGTCCTTGATGCCTCGCATCCGGGGCGTCGGCTTCCAGTGCTCCTCACGTTCCTGCAACCAACGGGCCTGCTCCTTGATGGATGAGCCGCCCCAGCTGCCGTTCTTAAAGTGGTCAATATGCTCCAAGATGCGCTGGCGGGTGATGCTCTTTCCGTGACATTGCGGTTTCAGGCGGTGAATATCGTCGTAGAAGGCGGCACCCGTGTCCCAAAAGTTGCGCTTGTCACCTGCCGGGTGCAACGCCCATGAGCGGTCGGGGTCGAAGAACCGCGCCCCGCCCTTGACGCACATCGGCACGTTTATCCACAACAGCATCGGCATGAGCCGGCGGTGGGAGTTGAAGTCGGACACGTAGCCGACCGTGCACTGGTCGGGCATGTACATCCAGTCGAAGCTCTTCTTGATGATCACGTCGGAGTCCAACAGCACAAAGCCGTCGGGCACCAGCTCCCACAGCTTCTGTACGGACATCATGTGCTTGTCGCTGCCCCAGCCGTTGATGATGCCGGGACCGGGGTTCTTGTCGGGGTACTTCGCCAGTTCCGCCTCGAAGTCGATGACCTGTCCCTTCGTGTTGTCGATGACCTCCACGCCCTTCATCTTGACGGTGAACGGACGTTGGTCACTGTTGTCGAATACGACGATGCGGTAGTTCTCGCCTCCGTGCTTACGGACGGAGAGGATGCACGCCTCCGTCAGTTCCGGCGTGTTGAAATGCACTATGCAGACGGTCTTTTCCATGTGGCGGGGAATTTCGGGTTAAACACACACCATCGGCAGTCGCACGGCTTTACCCGTCTTGCCTGGCACTTGGGTACGCCCTTCCATCGGGGCAAACTGCAATCTTTTGGCTTCATAGTTCCTTGTTATATTATTGGTCGTTAATTATCGCCTGGGCGTTGAACTGGATGGTGTTCTCGCGGCGGTTGGCGTGGAACGTTTCTGGCAGTATCTGATACGTCGTTCCGTCGTACTCGATACGGCTGCGCATGGTCAGGTCGCACGTCCAGCGCGTCCGCACCAGCACCACGGCATAGGCGTCGATGGCTCCGGCGTTCAGCGCACTCTTGCCCTTCGCCCATTCCACGGACGCCCACACACAGCCGACGGCCTCCCATTCGATGCCGTCGGAGTCCAGTCCGAACCGCCCGTCCTTCGCCGCCTTGCGGTTCAGCACGGTGATTCTGTCTTTCAGTAGTCCTGTCGTGTAGCTCATACACCCTTCGCGCTTATACCGTCGTGGGGTTTACCAGCGGCCCCGTGCCCTTGAAGGCAAACGATCCCGTCACCAGCGACCCCATCTGAGCCGCGATGTGGCAGTCGGTCATGATGGCCGTTCCAGTTACCCCGTCCGTGTCGGCGGCTGACTTTCCTTGAAACTTCAGCGTATAAACGCCGCCCACAAGTAGCAGGTCTTTCACCCCCGCATCCGTCAGCACCAGATAGCCGACGTTAATACTCCACTCCTTACGACCGGGCAAAAAAGTTCTCCATTTCCCGTCGTCAGGCGAAGCCGTCTCTATCGTCTCCGCGCTGCTCTGCGCCTCGTTCGACCGTGTGCCTGCAATGGCCACGCCGTCCTTGAATACTATTATGTCATTACCTAAAACTGCCATGATTTATCTTGTTTTTACGTTAATACGGGACTGCTCTGCATCGTCAGCAGATATTCATCATCGCGGGGGTGAAACTCCTGGGCGACTATACGCCATTTCCTGCCGTAGTAGCTGAAAAGACGGGCGTAGGGTACGGTGGCCGCCGCCTCGATTCTGAACTTCGACGTGAGCTTCTTTCGCGGTTGGAAAAGGTAGGGGTAGGTGGTTATCTTGGTTGAAAGAACCGAGCTGCCGATGAGATTGTCGCTAAGACGGTACAACGAAATCGGCATGTGTACGGTTGACGAAATGACCGGGTTGTGCGTGTCATCCTGTTCGGGGATGGTGTCGCTGTCGGATGCCGGCTTTACGCTATATCTCACATAGGGGTCGTCGTTGTCGAGCGGCGTGAAGTGGATGTTATGTATAAATATAAGGTAATAGTCGGCGAGAGCGGGCAACGTGGTTCCGTTGAAGTGATACTTGAACTCATATTCGAGGTAGTCGTCGGTGTCCGCCGTCTTGGTTGCCTGAATATACCCCGTGTCAAAGTCGGGGTCTTCTTTCAGATTCCCGATAAACATTGGCGTGCTCATTATGTCGTAGCCGAAGCCATACGTGACGTCCGTTAGTTTGCGGCGGTAGTAGCGGATGGTGAACAAAGGCGTCTGGTCAGTCCATGCGCTGCTGATGCTAATCAGAAAGCCCTCCTTTCCGTTCCATGCCACGCAGTTCTTTCCGGGCTGAATGTTAGAGTTTCCCGAAACAAAGCTAAGAGGATAGACACCAGCAATCTCTCCGACACCCAGGACGGGCGAAAGGTTGCAGAAGCACCACAGCTCGCGTGTTTCCGTCGGGTCGGGTTTCTGCACATCGTAGAAGGTAGTCCGGGCAAAGCTGAAGTCGTACCTGTCGAATTTTCCCTCGTAGGTGATTTCGATTCCCGTTTCGGGCCGGATGGTCTGCATGTTCGCGGCATTGTCAAAGAGGGAGAAGAAACCGTTCAAAGGCGACGTGCTCGAAGGGATGCCGGCACTCTGCCTGTAGTCGCCGTCCCCGATGTGTCCGACGGGGTAGTAGATGTAGTCGCCCTGAAAATCGAAAGCCGTGAACACAAGTGCGCCCGGCATGTCATGGCACACCCAGCCGAAAGCCTTGCAAATATACTCGATGAGCTCGCCGTAGGTTTTCGGCTTCAGCATATTATAGAACATGTGCGTCTGCTGGCTGTGGTGAAATTCCGTGTTCCACGGCGAGACGCAGAGCGAGTAAATCTTCACACCGAGCTTGACGTTGTTCGGGTAGCCGTATGAGTCGCTGCCGTTGTCGTTGGGCAAATAGAGATTGGTGTAATCATGTACGAGTGCCCGGTCTAACAGCTCACCGAGTGTCACGGATGTAGGGGGAAGGAAGTCGGTGGTCTGGAACTTGCGCTCGTTGAAAAGTCCGAGCGGGCTGATGACAGGCAGCTCAATGACTTTGGGATTCGGGATAAGCTCGTCGCAGAAGTCCTGCACCTGAATGTAGCCGTTAAACGCCAACTCAGTGCCATAGTACACCTCCACGTAACGCTCGAAGATAGTTGACGGGAAGAGTCCCGACGTGGGTGCGCCGTCTTCGGCAATGATACGGATGTAGCCCGTGCGGTAGCGGATGACATCGTTCAGCAGGTCGTCGGAATCGTTCTCTTCATAGTAGAACGGTTCAGCCGCGCCTTTCAACGTCAGCGGATCACTCGCCCAGTCGGAGTCGTATATGTCGATATGGCACACCGTGTCATTGAAAGACATGAAGGGGATAGTCCAACGGATTGCCATTGCTTAATTGAATTTAGAGGTTAGCACTTCGCCACGACCCGTCCGACGGCCATAGTTGTTCAGGACAAACCGTATCTGCTCGCCGCTGACCGTCGCCGTCAGTGCCATTCCGCCAGCCTGCCGGAGCTGGCTGGCAATGGCGTTTTGCTGGCTTTTATTGAGGATGAGCTCGCCCGACGAGATTCCGTAGTCCGCCGTGTGGAGTTGGTCGTTGTAGTAGTTGCCCGGAACGATGCCACCATCGGCAAAGCCTCCCTTTGTGGTGTTCTTGATGGTCGATGCTGCGCCGACAAACGTCGCCAAGCCCGTAGCCGCAAACCCAAGCCACGCAACCGGCCCCAACTTCGCAGCCTTCGCCGTTGCCTCGGCATACGCCAGTGCCAACGTCGCCACGGCCTGCATCGCCGTTCCGATGATCCTCGCCGTCGGGTCTTCCAACCCAGCCAACGCCCCGCCAACGGTCGAGATGCTTCCTGCCACCAAATCCCACGTCTCGTGCAAGCGTTCCGTCCGCTCGGCCAGAGTCTCGATGGCGTCTGCGAATTTTTCCTCAATGGCGATGTCCTCTTCTGAAATCAGCGACTCCTGAATGATAGGCGCATCCTTCAGTTCGCTGTTGATGGTGTTGGCCAATGCTGTATAATAGGCCATGCCGTACCATTCGGCATATTGCTCCGGCGTAAGCCCTTTCTGTCCGCCACCAGTGGCACCACCGCCACTGCCAGTTACACGCTTTTGGCCAAGGGCGCGAACGAGCTGCCGATCAACTTGTGATACCTCGTATGCTGTCGATTCTGCTGTCTTACCAAGAGCTTGCAATTCGGCCAGTTTGTTGTCGTTCAGCTTGCGCAGCATTTCGCCGAGGGCTTCGGCTTCGTTGGCGGCGACCTTGACTTGGTAGGAATAGCCCGTACCCTGTCCGAACATGCCGCCTGCCTGGTACCTGTTTTCGACACCCGTCAGCGGTAGGTTCTTTAGTGCCTTATAGTCGCCGTAGCTTCCGCTCAGTGCCTTGCGCAGCATTTCCTCATTGACACCACGTTTCTCGGCATAGTCCCTGATAGCCGCATCGTAGGCTGTCTGCTCGTAGTTTTGCCGCTCAGACAGCTGACCTTTCAACGCTTCAGCGGCAGCCCTCACGGATTCCTTGCTGCCCGTTCCCTCACGAAAAGCCGTGATAGCCTCCGTGAATCCCGTGCGGGCCTTCATCTCATTAATCTGGTTGAAGGCGTTGAACGTGCCGAGCTCGTCGAGCGCGTCATAGGCTGCACGGGCGGCATTCACTATGTCGTTGATGTTACGGATGTAGCCGCTGATGTTACCAGTGTTGAGCGAATTAAGGAAACCGTCATAAACGGACTGCGCCGACTTTGTGACACGTCCCCATTCATCGACTATTTTCTCGTTGTTTTTGAAAGCGTCCCCAGCCACCTTGACCGCCGTCGTCACGGCTCCAAGCGCAAGCCCAAGAGCCGACACCTTCTTCATATCGATACCCAACGACTTTGTGAAGTTGTTGAACGTCCGCTGCGCCTGCTTGATCTTCTTTTCGTAGTCGTTGGTCTCAGCGGTTAGCCTTACTATGCTCGTTGCCTTTCCCATATTCTATTGATTGTTCATTTCTTCGTTATACACAGCCGCGAACTCCTGCTCGAATGCCTCGGCAACAACCGCTGCTGCTGTGTCGAGATGCCACGGGGCCGTTCGCTCAAACATGCCACGCGGAGCAATCGCGCCACGGTTGCCGAATCGGGTGTGGCGTTCGACGGTTCCGCTATTAATAAAGCGCAAAATGAAGCCGCGATCCTTTCCGTAGTAGGTTTGAAGGTTGTATGTGCGGTCGCTCATCGGGATGCGGTTGCCGCCATGATGGTGAGGGTCGGTATCGACAATCCGCTGACGGATCAGCTCGTATTTGGCACCGGCCTTGCGTGCCGCGAGGATGGAAACGTTACCGCCGAGAATCTGCTTATAGACTGAGTGCTTCACGGCACGGTACGCCTTCCGCGGGTCATTCTCCAAAGCGTTGTGAACGTCCGCTGCTGTTCGGTTCCTGGCCGCCTTCAGTTCGCGGCGGATTATAGCCTGCAAGCGCTTACGGGTATCTTTGTCCGACGTCAGCATTCGGGCCAACGCCTTCAGGTGTGCCTCCGCTGCCGCCTCGTTGACCTCGACGCCCAGCATGTCATTCCCGCCAGCCGCGCCGACACCAGCCGACCTCGTTCCAGCCCCCGTCCCGTTGATATAATCAGACAGTCTTCCCATACAAAAAAACCCCGCATTCGCTGCGAGGGTTTACCCAAAACAAAAAAGGCGGGCATCCCTGCCCGCCTTTCTTAATTATATATGTATATGCCTTTAGCTCTCTTCGTCGTAGCAGATGTAGCGCACAAACGCCTTCTCGCTGCTGTGTCCCGTTGCCCTCAGTATCTTGCTCCGTGGCACGTTGCGCAGCGTATTTATGGTCGCAAACGACCGCCGTGCGCTGTGCGACGATATAAGCTGATACCTCCGTTTCGTCTCTCGCATGATGACCCCGTTTATCTTGTTGTCGATATACACCTCGTCCATGAAGTCCTCGCCGATGTGCCGCAGCAGCTCATGGAGGTAGGTGTTGTAGTTGTTGATGTCGCCGCTGTACGGCGCACGGTAGCCGTACTTCTCCAGGATGGCGAACGTGATACGGCTGTCAATGCTTAACGAGTTAATCGGCACGAAGCACTTGTTTCCTGTCTTCTGCTGCACGATGGAGAACTGCCCGTTGCGAAAGTTCTCCGGGCTGATCCGAACGAGGTCGGAATACCTCTGCCCAAGGTTGCAGCCCAGCACAAACATGTCACGCACCTTCTCCAACGTCTCGATTTTATTCTTCCGCAGTTTTAGCACTTTCTTCGAGCGGAAGCTGTACGCCGCTTCCCGTCCTATCTTGAAATGATAGATGTGGCTTATCTCATCCGGCGTCAGCGAAATTTTGCTGGGTATATAGTTGGGGATGTCCACTTCGCTGTAACTCGGATTCAGCTTCACCCCGTACTTCGACGACCAGTTCAGTACCGCAATCAGGTTCGCCTTCACGTGCCCGATGGTCGAGTACTTCAATCCCTGCTCCGCCAAAAACGGAATAAAATGGTTCCAAAACACGCTGCTCACCATCGCCGGCATAATCCTACACCCGAACTGCTGCTCAATATCTTTCAGCTTATTCACGAGCATTCGGTAGTTCTGTTTGATTTTCGGATGCGACCTGCTTTTGATCTCGCACATCTTCTCGATGCACTCAATCACCGAACACCCACTCAAATCCAGCGCAAACATGTCACCCATGCTCACCTTCAAATACTCACGGAAGCCGTTGTTAGCATTCACATAAAAACTTTGTTCTTTCATAACGATAAAATTTAAAATTAATAACCACTACGCGAATATACTGACTATATCTTTTACACGCGACATTTTTCGCAAAAAAAAAGAAAGGACACCTTTAAGACGCCCTTTCTTTCGTATTGAGTTATTACAAGAACTCAATCAATTGGGGTTTATTTAAGTAAAAACACAACATAGTTATATTCTACAATAGAATTGTCAGAACTAAAGAACATCTTGCCATCTACAATAGTATTTGTCTTTAATTCAATCCCACTGGTTTTTTCTACCGTAGCATCAACAGCCATATTATTCATCCAATCGGGAAGCGATACAAACCCCTTGCTTATAGTTTGGTTCGTATGGATATAAACGACATAACCCTCTTTCGTGCGATGGTAGAAACACTGAACTCCATTTACGGGCTTATACCAGCACATGAATCCTTCAAACTCTCCGATAAACGATGCTGGGAGTATATTATCCTCCTCGTTGGTGGTTTGAAGGATATTATTGTAGAACTTATTTCCAGCAGCTGGATACCATGAACCAACCTGATGGTTCATAGCAATATAATTGTTCCTGACACTCTTAACGGACATCCCGCGCACAAGCGAATGACCTCCAGCGCAACCATACAAGACAGCATCTTCATCGTCCATAAGGTAACAATACGCTCTGTCTGGCATATCGTCAACATTCACAAGGTCCGAAGTGCTCCTGTTGTATGATACTTGCGAGTGCGAACCATCCACTGAGATAAATTCTTCGCGGAAGTCTATGTCACCATCATGCTTCAACATTTTTGGAATGTAGATATGGGGCTTGTAGTTACCTATCTGGAACGGGAACTGAGGCACGACATCTATGTAGTGAGTAAGTGGGTAAGGGTAAAGGTTATTCAAAACAGTGTTCGAGGTTAAAGAAAGGAATCCCTTGTCCCCGCTGACGGTGAAATGCCTGTCAAACTTCAGCATTATCCCATCATAGACAGGAGTCGGCCACCACTGCTGAACTGGGATTGGGTTATAACCAATTTGCTCGTAAGCAAGCATTACTTCCTTACAATAGTATGTTCCCTCTCCAGCATTTTTGCCATCAATCAATACCCTTACATTATTCAAGGAAGACACCTGATAATCCCACCTATCGGTAGCGGACACCTGCAAGGTTTCTCCGCTGCTTACATTTCTTGTGATGCTTGTAATTGCCGCAGACGCATAATATACCCAATCTCTTGTCTCCTCACCAGGTACTCCTGTTTCATTAATTACGGGCAGAAGGTATATCTTATTTCCGTCGATATTCCCAATGGTATAATGTCGGGCGAGTTGGTCCACCCATTCACTCCCAATATCGGAAGAAGCCAGCCCGTGATTGGCAATCGTAACGACTGGCGTAGAATAGCCGTGATTGCTGAACATGGGCCCAAAGTTTGCCGTGAACATTGGAGACTGACTATCGTCACAACGCTGATAGCTTTGTTTAGCAAGAATCTCTGAGTCAGTTTCGCCTTTTGCACCTACATAATATGCTTTCTGCATGATACAGTTTCTGACATAGGCAAATGCTTTATAATAATCGAAAAGTAAGATGCCATCATTCACCCCGTCAATATGATGCCTTACATAAAAACTCTTGTCTTCCTTCACGACAACTTTCAGCGGGGCATTCTCCACTTCGTTATTTATATCAGCAATATTGAAGTAATCACCAAGAATTATTTCAGATACATTGTATTTGCTGGAATAAGCCTTAGCAACATTCATCTTTATCGTACTCGCATTCCCAGGAATAGAAAGGACAGCAGCGCTAAACTCTGTATCTTCCGTACCAGTCCCGCGGTATGTATCATATCCGATAAGGTTGTCATTTGAATCCCAATAAGAAATGAAGTACAAGTTAAAAGCAGCTTGCATATAACCACTGAAGCAGTAATACTTTGACGGGTCTATATTGTTATAAACATAGACGTCAAAATAAGTGCTATTTTCCACAGTTCCATTGTAAACGCGCTTCCCCTGCAACACGGAATCAGGCGTAATAACGCCAACTGTCTGCCTTCTTAATTGTAGTTCATGGGTTCTGCACAAACTGTTCGTTGATTTAGCCAGCACCTCCGTCGCAGTTACATTACTTATATCAATAACATAGTCAATATCGACTGTTTTATAATATTCTGCGTTATTATTAGACAGTATAATATTCGTGACTCCAAGCAAAGAGCCATCGGGAACAGACCCATCAGAAGTGGAACCTATGCGATGCGCTGTGGAAATTTCAAGACTGTTGTACCACCATATGTTACCTACCGTTACATTCTTGAAAGATACTGTTTTTGTGAATGGCTTTATGAATAATAATAGGCAGTCAGCAAAGTTTGAGTCAATAATACTATCTACACTGTCAATACTTAATACTTTCCTTTTCAGAATAGCGAATCCCTTTGCGGAGGACTCTGCTGTCTTGTCCACATCCACCCTATCAATCAAAAAATTATACTGCTGAGAGACGACCAAGTTATCATAACCACCAGGATTCGACTCGTGGGGCGCATTTATCAAGCATAATACAGCGCCAGGCGAAACATTACCATATGATGTTCTTTCTATAAAAGCAGAATTAAGCGGGTATGGTGAACTGTAAAAATTGAACACTCCAACCGTTGCGCCAGTAACAGAAACTTGCTTTGAATATTTGTTAATTAGCAGCCAAATGCAATCATAATTTGAGTTTTCGGCATATACGCCATCTGTTACAACGTGATTGTAGTCTATATATACGTCGCCAGAAAGTAGCTTGCTTACCCTTATGTTTACCCTTATGTCAGAAGCCAGCACGCCACTACTTTTCACAGGATTGTTACTTCCGTCTGTCGGTAAATTATCAATCCGATAATCATAAGTAACAAATGCAGCATCATACCCGTCTGGATTAAGTTCATGTGAGAGGTTTTTCAGGCACATAACCGCCCCATTAGGTACTACTCCAGTATCGTTACTGGAAATATACGAATCTGTTGATGGAACTGGAGAGTTGAAGAACAAGAATTTTCCAGTATATGATGCTCCAATAATATTTACTTTTACGACATTTACGGGAATAAAAATCCAAATACAGTCTATTGAGTTACTTGAGACGTACGAAATAATGTCGCTATCTATAGATATTGCCTTGTTATACTCGATATATGTATTTTTGTTCAGCGCTTTACCCAAGTTTTTGCCTAACTGACTAATCTCGTCTTCAAGATTTATCTTCTCCCAATCAACTTCACTTGAACTCCATTCATCATTATTCAGGAAATAAAGTACATACTTATTGTCAGAACTCGATACGAATTTCACAGACATTCCACCCTTGCGGTAGGCGGGGGGGACGTTGGCACCGTTGGTGCCGAGGGCGGCGGATAGATCGGCATAGGTGGCGAGGGTGCCGCCGGTGGCATGGTAGGCGGAGATGTCAAAGACGCCGAGCTGGTATTCCAGAGGGGTTGACCAGGCGGAGGAGGTGAGCCAGTCGTTGGTGGTGTCGTCGGAGGTGAACTGGTAGGTGAGCCAGTCGGAGGTTGTGGTCTCCTGGAACGTGATTAGGAGGCCGGGCTTGCGGTAGCCTGAGGGTACGGCGTTGGCGGCGGCGGTGGCGTTGGCGTAGGTGGTGCCGGCGTTGTATTCCGTCACGTTGAACACGGCGGTGTCGGCGTCGAGGGTGCGGACGGCGAGAAGGACGTACTGCGTGCCGTCCCAGGCGTACATCGAATAGGCTGTGTCGTCATATTCGCTACCATTCCAGAAAGCAACACGGTAGATGGTGTCGGCTGCACCCGTGGCGGGCAGGACGTCTGTGACGTCGGTCGTCTCTTCGGTTGCCTCGGCCACTGCCCACTGCTGCCGGTCAGTCGCAATCATATTGTCGATCTGTGTCTGACTGTACGTCTCGTTCTTGCGGTAGGTGTCATCGTTGACGGCCTGTTGGTCGGCCTTGTTCTGTTCTATAACACCCTCCACTTTGCCGAGGGTGTCATATTCTTCAGTCGCCGTGCCGACGAGTTCAGCGGCGGACGCTGCGATGCGTTCGTCAACGCTGCCTCCGTCGCCTACAGCGGCTTCCAACGTGTCAAGGCGGCCATTGATGGTCTCGCCACCCTGTCCGCTTTCGCCAATTTCGTTGTTTATTGCGGTGATCTGCTCCTGAAGAGCGTTGTCTGCCTCCTGACGGTCGAGCACTTCCTTTTCGATGTCCGTCTTGTTGGGCATTACCTGGTCTAATCTTTCCTGGACTTCAGGGCCGGTGTTGTTTAAGTCGTAATTGATTGCCATATTCTTTTCCTTATTAATAGATGTCTTTTTCTTCTTTGCGGACGCGCAGCTGGCGGCCTTCGCTGTCCATGAGCGGACGCTGCTGGCTGTCGCGCAGATTCAGGTATAATGTGTTTACGTCGGAACGAAAAACACGCTCATAGGTGACGTGCTCCTGCCCGTCATCGTGTACGGGCTCCGGCCACTGGGCGTTGCACTGGAACCGCGGGCGGGGATCGTCAACGACGAAGCACAGCCATTGGATGTCCACCTCATCGCGCACGCCGCTTTCGATGTCCGTGTCCGGCACAAAGTAGTGACAGGTGGCCTTCACCATGCCGACCATATCCGTGCTGTCAACGAGCATGTAGATATTGCCGTCTTCGTCAACGGGCATCTCGTCCTTTTGGATGGTCATCGCGCCGCCGAGCAAGCCGTAACGCAGCTCCACGTAGTAGTCGTCGCGGTGCTGGTCGAAGTCGGCGTGGTGGATGGTCATCTTCCACTTCGCTATGTCTCCCTGGAATACTATATATTTTGCTTCCATCTTACTTTTCGGGTTTGATTGCTTGCTGGGTTTACTCTACAATTTCATATAGGGTTTAACGAGGTAGTCGAAGCTGTAGCGAACGGTGTATAGGTTCGCAGGATTGCTTGGCGTGCGGTGTTGGTAGCTGTTGTCCGTCAGCAGTAGCGTGGCCTGGATAATGGCGGGCGGAACGGCACCGCCGTTCATTTCCTTCAGTTCGTCGAGCGGTCGGCGCAGCAGGGCGAGCATGGTGTCTTCGGCTGCGCTGCCGTAAAGTTCAAGCAGGGCATCCTCACAGTCGTAGTCGATGCGGCTGTGCTGCTTGATGTAGTCGATTGTCAAATACTTCATATTATATTCCTTTATATTCTTTCGTGGCGTCGAAGGATGGGCACGCCTTCGCAGCATAGTCGCGGTGGCCGTGGATGGTGGCCGTCGGGTAGAGCGTGCGAAGCTCCTGGAGCAGGCTGAGGAGTGACTGCTTCTGGGCGGTGGTGCGGGTGTCGCTGGCGGTCTTGCCATTGCGTTGCACGCCGCCGACGTAGGCGACGCCGATGCTGCGGGTATTGTGGCCCTCGCAATGGGCACCGGCGATGTCGATACTCCTGCCGGAGTGAACGGTGCCGTCACGATAGACGACGTAGTGATAGCCGATGTCAGAGAACCCTCGCTGTAGGTGCCAGCGGCGAATCTCGTCCACGGTGTAGTCCTTGCCCGCTGGGGTGGCCGTGCAATGGACTATTATCTCGTTGATGTACCGCTTTGACTTCGGCAGGAGGCTCACCAGTCCCAGCAGCATGAGCGTTCGCATGCCGCAGATTCCGTCGGCGGTGATTTTGTTTACCGTCTGGAACTCGCGCACGGCTTCCTCTGTCAGCGGCCCGTACTTCCCGTCCGGGCAGATGTGGAGTGCCCGTTGGATGCGGGCGACGGCTTTGCCCGCGCTGCCACGTTTGTATATCACGCTCATTGTTTCGGCTGTTTATTGTTCAACTCCTCTGTCAGGGTCACGGGCTTTCGGTTCTTGCAACCTAACAGCCCGCACAACAAAGGGCGCATGCTCTCGACCTGCCGTCCGTTGCGAGCAACGTCGCGCTGAAGGCTGCGCACCTGTTCTTCCAATTCATCCTGACGCTTTCGCAGTTCGTCGCGGTCATCGCGCAGATGCCGGCGGTCTTCCTTCAGTTCGTTGATGTACGCCTTCTGCTCGTCGCGGTCGGTCTTGATGTCCGTGATTAGCTGCTGATAGACGTCTTGCACCTCTTTCACCGCCGTTGTCTCGGCCTGCATTGCGTTTGCCTCTTCCTGTTTGGTCTTGGCGATTTCCTGACGTTTCGACAGCCGCCAGTGGAAGAAATACCCGATGCCGCTGCCGCCAATCAGCAATCCGGTTACACTGATAATGTCCGATAATGTCACATCCATTTCTATTTCATCTTTTCCTTTCGTCGGCCTTTGCGCTTTGGGTTTACCAAAGGGCACAAAAAAGCCGGGCGCAAATGCGCCCAGCCAAAAGGACATTTTTAGTCTTCCTATACTATTTTCGGAGTAAAAGTATAGTATTACCCGGATAAAAGTATACTATTAGTACAAATCCGTATTCCGACACAGCTTCTCATCACCGTCGATGCTCAGAACTTGGCGACGTTTTTTGTTGACTTTGCCCATGAGACCGAACAGCGTCATCGTCATTTCTGTCACTGTATTTTTGCTTGACCCTATCCTATTATATAATATAAGGCTTGCTTCGGCAAACAGGCTGTCTGCTTTCGAGAACGACACGCCGTACCTGAGCATATATTTTTTTACGAGGAACGGCTTCTGACTCTCGACGTAGGCGATTGCCTTGTGGATGTTGCCCGTTCGATAGACGCTTTCCATGATCTGAATCTCTTTCTTCTTCCGACGAATATAGTCCATACGGTTAGCCGCTGCATCCTGCCGCGCCTTGTGCGCCCATTTTAACATGTCGCATTTTTCGACGATTCCCTCTCTTGTTACGTTATACTGACTCGGGATGGAATCGTAATCGACTCCCATATGTACCGCGTAAAGTAGGCGGTTGTAGGTCACTCTCCGATAGGTGTTGCCCTGTCGTATCATGAATGATTTTTTATGGCTGACATTTATCTTCGTTCCTCGCCAGTTGAAAATATCGCCTGTTTCCAGGTCAATTCGATAAAGGGGAAATCCTTTAATCTCTTGCATTGCCATAATTACATCCGTGTTCGTTTCTTACTAATAATGACTGCGCCGGTGATGAGCAGGGCGATGAGCGATAGGTCGCCCAGCGTCATGCGCGTCTGCTGCCACCATGTCAGCGGGCAAGGCACATACTCGGGTACGGGGACGGGAACGGGGATGCTGTCGTGGCGGAGCTCGCGCACGGTGTCATGGACAGCCCTGTCCTTATAGACTGTGTGCCAGCGGTCGATCGTCATCGTGTCGCCATGTTCGCGAATGTAGATGCTGTCATGGCGATAGACGTATTCCTTCTCGGTCTTGGCCTTATAGACGGTATCGGTGCGGACGCGCTCAACCTCGACCACCTTCGTCACCGTGCGGCAGCTGGTCAGCAGTAGCATCACCACAATCACCACGGCAAACAAGAACGGACGCCCACAGCCGCCGTACTGCTGCTGAAACTCGTAATACTCGCGCAGGGCGTCGTTCATCTCCCTGTCTTTGGGTTTACTCTTTTCCATTGTTTCTAAGTTTTAACACATTCTGGCCAGTTCCTCGTCGCTCGTGCGGCTCAGTATCTCTACAGCGATGGCACGGCAGTACGACTTGGCAAACTGATATTGCTCTTCTCGCGGCATTCCAGGAGCGGCACGTAGCCGTGAGTCCCATTCCTTTGCGATTCTCTCTTCAGCCCAGAACACCGTCTCGGCGATGTCCGACCATCGCTTGATGGCTTCTTCTCGTGTCATTGTTCCTTGTTTTGTGGGTTAATGATTTGATGAATCTCTTTGTCTGATTTCACCTGGTCGTAAATGATGTTCATGATGTCATTGTGGCCATAGACGTAACCGGCTGCGAAGCAATCCTTCGCCCATCCGCCTGCCGTCTGCTCACCGATGTCGTAGCCTTGCGAACGGGCGTCGTTGCAGAAGTCCTGCCAGGCATTTTCGATGAGCGCACCGGCCTGTTCGTTGTCTGGTAATATGATTTCCATTGTTAATGTCCCTGATTTTTCCACTGCATCGACGCCTTGCTGTACGTCTTTTTGTCTTGGAACTTCATCATGCGCCTTTTGTCGCGGGCATAGATGTCGATATGCTTCTGGTGGTTCTTGTGCATCCGCATGGCGTTTTCCGCATCTTCTTTGTACATAGCGGCCAGCTTGCGGTTGTATTTCTTTTGAATGCTATCTTCCAACGCTTCGCCCCTCTCGGGGTCGGTGCCAGGCTTCTCAATACGCCATTCCTCGGTTATCCATAATTCGTCGAGGATGTCAGGTAAGAACGACACCATCGAACAGTTAAAATAATACCACCGTAGGGATCGGTATCCATTTAGGTCAAGCACTTGCTGGACGCTGTGCATATTCCATTTACCAAACCAGAACACGCTTTTTCGTGCCAAAGTTCTGAGCCTTAATGTTTCGCTCATAATTTCTTAATAATTATAACATTCCATTGCAATATCGTACAAATTTCGGTCGGTCAATATCTGCTCGCGGCACGAGGCAAATTCCTTCTCCTGAATGCCGCTGCACATGTCGTAGGTGATAAAAGTCTTCACCACGTAGATGTCTCCGTACACCTGTCCGAGCAACACGCCGTCGGGCACGCAGCAGCTCTGGTGCTCTTCTCCGTTCCATCTAACCGACCGTCCGACTACGCGCTGATTGTGCGTGTCCTTTCCGTGTGCGTTATGCTCGAAGTAGTGGCGGATGAGTTCGATGCCCGACTTCGGGACGTTTGCTCGCGCGGCATACTGCTTCCAGAAATGCGGAATCAGCACCATCGGACGGATGAGCATCTGGTCGTCGAGCCAGTCGGTGTAGATGGTAATCCCGTCGGCCATCCGTCGCAATACGGCAATGCCCGTCAGGATGCGCTTCATCCGTTTGTCGTACATCCGTGTAAAGAAAAGGTAACGAATCTTGCGCGGCGAGGTGTAGTCAAACCACATGTGGACGGGGAAGCGGGTGCTTTTCAGTACCCGCCTCCGCTGCGCGTCCAGTGTGTGCCGCCACCAGCGCGTCATCGCCTCGCGGTCACGTGCCAGCTCGTCGTACACCTCCTCGTGGGTCATCGAGTCAACAATCATGCTCGTTGTCGTATTCGCGTTCCATTTCCATTTCGATGTCTTCCAACTTCTGGGCAATGTCTGCCAATTCGTTTTCGATGCGTGTTGTCGGCGAATCTGCCGGGTCGAACATTACGGTCGATCGGTCGCCCTTGCTCTCCCACCATTCTTCGAGCTTCTGCGCAAGATGGCCGGCCACGTTGACTGCGGCAATGGAAATCTCTTCGGCGGTGTCATCCATTTCAAGCATAGACACGTCGTTTTTGATTGTGAACTCTCTGCTAATCTCTGCTGCAACCTTGGCAGCGGTCTCGGCTACGAAAGCCTTGTACGTCGTGTTAAGATACATAATGATAAAAATTTAATTGGTTAATAACTTCATTGTTGCACATTCCCTTCGCTCAAATCAAACACATAGCAGGCATCGAGGAGCGCATGGATGGGGTCTATCTTCGTGTGCTGCTGGGTCTTGCGAATGGCGCGGAGTTCAGATGATGAAATCTCCACCTTCGCATTGCCGAAGCACCAGGGCCAGAGAGGGCTGTTGGAGAGATAGAGAAACGGCGTGTCGTTGGTGTAACTCCAGCCGCCGCTGTCGATGTTGTACTCCTGACCCAATAGCAGCCACTCCAACTTTTGGATCAGTCCGTTCATGTTGACGAACGACTGCGGCACGGGCACTACCATGCGTTTGATGGTTGCCGCGTCAATGCCGAGGGATTGCAACCACGCCTTGATGGTGTTGATGGGCTGGATGCTCTGCGCTGGGTCGTAACCGAACATAAACAGGTTCAAGCCCTGCTGGTTCTTCGACATCAGGTCGTTGATGGCGAGGTCAGGATTAAATACTTCGCCAGGGCACTTCTTCAGCCATCCCTGCTCAATCCACATTTCGTACAACTGGCGGTTCGGACTTTCATTCAGAGCCTTCTCCACGATCCACACGTCACAATCGGCGAACATACGGTTGTCTGCTGGCTGGTTCTGATTGTAGTTGACTCCAAGGTAAGAGATGGCAAAGAGGTCATCATTTCCACCGAAATCAAGGCCGACAAACACATTCCAACCGTCGGCATATTTACAATGGTCTATCCGCCGCTCAATCTGTCGCGGTCGTATCTGGTCGCCACTAAGCCACTTCACAAAGCGGTCTGATTGCCACATGTTCATGTCTTTGGAAAGCACCTCCTGCTTGGTGTCTTCGCTCATGGCTGCTTCATGCAGACGCTCGCGGTAGTAAGTGGGTTGCACCGTCGTCCCGATGCTGCGGTTGCATTTCTTGAACAACTCCGTGTCGTCGAGCTTCGAGAGGTCGTCGGTGATTTCAGGCTTGTCAAGTTGCAATAGGAATGCAGTCCACACGTCTTCATCTGTGCGGTGTGGCTCGCCCAGCGGATAGTCCATTTCCCGTTCCAACATCTGCTCCACCTGCTCCAACTTTGCCTTATATGGCCCATTCTGAATGCGTCCTGCTGTGGTGGTGTGAAGCAGCAGTTTTTCACGTCGCGGACCCGTAGAGCCGAAGCAGGTATCAACCGCCGCTTGCATATCACTGGAACCATTGATATATCGAGCCTGACCGTGCTCGTCGGCATGAACCACTGATGCATAGAGACCGTCCTTCGGGGTCTTACCCGCTGCCATGCACTTGATTTCGCCCTTCATCTTCAAGCCGGGCTGCCAGTTCATCTCGTTTCTGGTGAGACGGAAAAATTTTCCGCCCATACGGTTGATGCACGTAGGATCGACTTGCATGGCAAACTCCTTGATGGCCTTAAATGCTATGCGGCTCTGCTCTGAAGAGTTCGTTACGATAAGTGCCTGACCGTTCACATCTCCGAGGAAACATACCTCCACGAAGTCCACCGCCGCGCCAAGTTCCGTTTTGCCGGATTTACGAGTCAAAAACCAATGGCTTTCTTGTGTCAGCCTGCGGGTGTCCCATACCCATCCGTCCTTCACCCATTCCGTCGGCAGCAGCGCGTCTCCCTCGTGGTATTCGCGCTCCATTGGGACATCCACCTTGAAGGAATAGATACACCAGATGAGCCACACCTGAAACGGCATCAGTCGGACATGCTGCGAACCGCGAGGGGTGGAGAACTTCAGACCGCCCTTGACGTGACGACCATTCTCCCAACTGCCCTCGATGGCTCGCAATGTGCGCTGCACTCGTGGGATGTCCATTGCGTAACTATCCATCAGTCTCAGTTCCTTGCGGATGCCCAAAAGCTCATAGTAATTTGAGTGTGATGCGTTGTTGCTGATAGCGTCCTCGATGTACAGCATCAGTCGCTCGTCGCACTCGTTCAGCCTTTCCGCATAACGAGGCAGTGCCTCCCGAATATCCGAGAGGCACTGCGCTTTATTTTTCCAATAATCTTCAAAATCTTGCATATCTTATTGTTCTTTGAATTTCCAACGATAACCGCCAGCGGTCTTGTATTCCTTCCGCTGATGGACACAACCGCGAATCTGTGTGCGCTGAATACCCGTCGCCCTCGAAGCCTCGATGATGCTGGGGTATTCCGCCACGATATTGTTGTCAGCGTCCAACTGCTGCACGGGCTTCGACCGCTTGCCCTTGCTCCGCTCGTTGCGCGTTCCGTGGTTGCAATTCTCGATGTGCGTCACCCACTCCAGATTGTCGGAACGGTTGTTGTCCTTGTCCTCATCCTTGTGGTTCACCTCCGGCAGCCCTTCAGGATTCGGCACGAAGTATTGAGCCACCAGCCGATGCACCTTGAACGGCTTGCTCACCCCGTCGATGTCGAACAGCCCCACCTGGTGATAACCTCCTTGGCAAATCTTGTGTTTCAACTCTCGAGGCTTGATGGTGTAAGGCTTCACGCTGCCCCACCTCGTCCGTCGCATAATGGTACGACCAAGTGACCGCACCCGTCCGAGGTTGCTCACCTCATACAAACTTTGTAGCCTTCAATGTCTTTCCAAATCTCTTCCATACGCTCACGTCAGTCTTTTCAGCGGTGCCAAGTCTTGGAGTCCTGGGTCGATGATGTCAACGGTCATGCCGAGGGCTTCTGCAATCTGCTGGATGGTGACGTAGGCCACGCTTACCAGTTCGCCCTTCTCGATGCGCCCGATGTGCTGACGGGTCAGCCCCGCACGGTCGGCCAGTTCCTGCTGACTGATGCCCTCCAACTTGCGCAGGGCAGTGATACGCTGCCCCATGCGCTGTGCTT